CTTTTTACAGATTATCAAGATTATAAAAATTCAAGACGTGATTGGGAAAGAGCTTATACATCAGGATTAGATCTTTTAGGATTTAAATATGATGACAGAAGTGAACCTTTTAAAGGAGCATCAGGTGCCACGCACCCTGTACTAGCGGAAGCGGTTACACAGTTTCAATCTTTAGCTTACAAAGAATTATTACCTTCAACAGGACCCGTAAGAACACAAATCGTTGGAATGTTATCTCCAGACAAAGAGCAACAAGGAATTCGTGTTAAAGAATTTATGAATTATCAGATCATGAACAAAATGCCTGAGTACGAGGCTGAATTTGATCAGATGTTATTTTATTTACCGCTTGCAGGGTCTGCATTTAAAAAAATTTATTATGATGAATTGATGCAGAGAGCCGTTTCTAAATTTGTTCCTGCAGATGATTTAGTCGTTCCGTATACAGTTTCATCTTTAGATGAATGTGAATCTATTATTCACATGGTTCGTATGACGGAAAATGAATTAAGAAAACAGCAAGTGGGTGGATTTTATCGAGATATTGAATTAACTCCAACTCATCTAATTGAATCAGAACTTCAAGAAAAGGAAAGAAAGCTGGAAGGAACATCAAGAGGACGTGATGATCGTATGTTCACGATTCTTGAATGCCATATTGATTTAAATTTAGATGGTTTTGAAGATACAAACCCACAAACAGGAGAATCTACAGGAATTAAATTACCCTACATTGTAACCGTTGAAGAAGGTACAAGAAAAATTTTATCCATTCGTAGAAATTATCAAATGGGCGATCCAATGAAAAAGAAAATTGATTATTTTGTTCATTTTAAATTTTTACCAGGCTTAGGCTTTTATGGCTTTGGTCTTATTCACATGATAGGTGGATTATCTAGAACTGCAACTGCTGCGTTAAGACAATTACTAGACGCAGGAACCTTATCTAATTTACCCGCAGGATTTAAAATGCGTGGAATTAAAATGAGAGACGAAGCTCAATCAATTCAGCCTGGAGAATTCAGAGATGTTGACGCACCGGGCGGAAATTTAAAAGATGCATTCATGATGCTTCCGTTTAAAGAACCTTCTCAGACCTTATTAGCACTTATGGGCGTCGTGGTACAAGCAGGACAACGATTCGCATCTATTGCGGACCTGCAAGTAGGTGAGGGTAATCAACAAGCGGCAGTGGGCACGACCGTTGCGCTGTTAGAAAGAGGTTCAAGAACCATGTCGGCGATACATAAAAGATTGTATTCGTCCATGAAAAGAGAATTTAATTTATTAGCAAGGGTTTTCAAACTTTATCTACCACCCGTATATCCATACGATGTTGTTGGAGGCCAAAGGCAAATTATGCAAACGGACTTTGATGACAGAGTAGATATTCTGCCAGTTGCGGATCCGAATATCTTTAGTCAAACCCAAAGAATCTCCCTCGCACAAACGGAACTGCAATTGGCGGCCTCAAATCCAAGAATGCACAACCAATATGAAGTGTATCGAAACATGTATGAGGCTTTAGGGGTTAAAGATATTGATTTAATATTAAAACCAAAACCACAGATGGTTCCAAAAGATCCATCGTTAGAGCATATTGATGCTTTAGGCGGAATGCCTTTCAGAGCGTTTCCTGGACAAGATCACAGAGCGCACATTACAGCGCACTTAAACTTTATGGCGACTAATTTGGCTAGAAGTGCACCGATGATGACTGCAGCTGTTGAGAAAAATTGCCTGGAACACATTTCTTTAATGGCTCAAGAGCAAATTGAATTAGAATTTAGAGAAGAAATGCAACAAATGAAGCAAATGCAGATGCAAGCACAGCAAAATCCACAAATAATGCAACAAAATCCGCAAATGCAACAACAAATGCAGTTAACACAGCAAAAAATTGAAGCAAGAAAAGCGATTTTGGTCGCTGAAATGACAGAAGATTTCATGAAGGAAGAAAAAGCGGTCACTTCTCAGTTTGACCATGATCCAATTGCTAAATTAAGAGCTAGAGAGCTTGATATTAGAGCTCTTGACAATGAAGCAAAAAGAAAAGAAGCTGAGAAACGATTAAATTTAGAAAATATGAAGGCTTTAATGAATCAAGATATTCAAGAAACGAAAATTGATCAAAATGAAGAACTTGCTGAACTTAGAGCAGATACTTCAATTGAAAAACAAGAAATGGCGAATGAAAATCGTCTTAAACTTGCAAAAATGAAACCAAAAACAAATGGAAGGAGCAACTAATGGCGTGGAACTACGTTAAACAAAAAACAGTCGCATCTCCAGACGCACGGAGAAACGACAAGCCCGTTAAACAGGAAAAATTTGTAAAAGATACAAATCCTGTTAAAGGGACTAGAGCTGCAAGAGCACAAAAACCAGTAACTTGGACATAAAATGGCTTGGTTTGGACTAGCAAAAATAGCATTACAAGCTGGAAGTAAGCTTTATGCAAATAGGCAGCGTACGAAAATGGCGATGTCTGATGCACGGCTTATGCATGCAGAAAAAATGGCCCGAGGTGAGGAAACTTACCAGGGCAAACTTTTAGAAGCTCGGCAAAACGACTACAAGGACGAAATCGTCCTTGCGATACTTACGCTCCCGATAATTGTGCTCGCTTGGTCGGTGTGGACAGAGGATCCGGAGGCGATGAGGAAGATAGAGATCTTTTTTGAGTACTTTTCAAATCTGCCGAAATGGTTTACAAATTTATGGATACTTGTAGTTGCCAGCGTATTTGGCATAAAGGGAACTCAGATATTCCGTAATGGAGGTAAGAAATAATGGTTAATCCAAGATGGCGACCCACAATCGCAAATTCAAGAAACGCTAAGAAAAATCACAATGAAGGTGAAGTAAAATCTGAATTTGACTTACCTGCAACAGAAGAATATATTGGAACCCACATTAAAAGTGATTTAGGCGGCAAGAAAGTGTCTAATAAAAGTTATGAAAAATATTATAAAGGAATGATCTAATGAAAGAGATTTATGTTTCAATTTCCAACAATTTGCGTAGATAATTTTTTTAAATATCCTGATGAAATTGTTAATTTAGCGGAAACGCTAGATTATAAACCTCATTCTGAAGGAATGTGGCCGGGTGCAAGATCACCAGAATTACATACAATCAATCCTGCGTTAAAAACTAAAATTTGTACCAAATATCTTAAATTACATTTACAGGCAGCAATGATAGGATACCAATGTGTAGCTTATTTTCAAAAAATAGGATCTGCTTCCGGAGGATCAGGCGAAGGCTGGGTTCATAACGATACACCGCATTTACATACAAGTATCATTTATTTGAACAAAAATGAAAATTTAAAATCTGGAACTTCTCTTTTTAGACCTAAAAAAGGAATAGGCCCCATGTATACTACTCGTAATAATATGAGAAAAAGAGAATTTAATTTAGGTAAACTTTCAGCAGAAGAAGCTGAAAAATATAGAAAAGAAAGTAACAGCGATTTTGAAGAAACGGTTCGTTTTTCGAATGTTTATAATCGTTGTATTGGTTTTGATGCTATGGAATGGCACGCAGCCAATGAATTTGTTCAAAAAACGGAACATCCTAGATTAACTTTAATTATTTTTTGGAATGAAATATCCAGCGGACAAACGGGTCTTCAAAGATCAGAAATGGAAATTTTATAATGGATCCCTTAGTTATTGTTGCTAAATTACAAAAAATCATACAACAAAATCTTCAAAGAGTTGGTGACACCATGATTAGTGGTGGTATTGACAATATGGAGAAATATCAATATATGTTGGGACAGGCACGTACATATCAGTACATGCTTCAGGAAATCTCTAACCTGCTAAAACAGAAGGAGCAAAAAGAAGATGAAGGAAACGTTATCGACCTCGGAAAAGGAAGTCCCAAAGCATAAAAACGCTTTGGAAGAAAAGTATCAACACGAAGAAAAAGAACCTTTAAATCCCGACAATATTCAAGATCAAATCTCACAACTCCCTATGCCTAGCGGCTGGAGACTTTTAGTCTTACCCTTTACACCGAAGGAAAAAACTAAAGGTGGAATTTTAATTGCACAAGAATCTTTAGATAAATTACGAGTGGCTACGAATTGT